CAGAAGTAATTAAAACCAAGCGTGGCAAGCCAGTTGGTGAGATTTATCAAGATGCGTCAGGTTGGGGTTGCCATCATTATAAGGCAGACCTGGGTGCAGATTGCATTGAGTCTAGAGAAGAAGCTATTGAGTGGCTAAAAGATTTAAATGACGAACATCGTCAGGATCGAAGCCTGCGTGAAGCAGGTGTGGCGGAAAACTTCAACGCCGAATACGATGACGAAGCAGGTATGGCACAAGGCAGTTTGCACACACTGCAAAATGCAGTAGAGGGCCTACAACAAGTAATCGATGCAGGAGATAATTTACCTGAATGGTGTCAGGAAAAGATTAGTCTAGCTGAAGACTATCTAGTTACTGTATGGGATTATATCCAAAGCGAAAAAGCACAAGGTGTTGATCCTGAAATCTCAGAAGAGTTTGATATGATTGAACGTATCATTGAATCAATTGCTGCTCAAAATGGTGTTGACGCTGAAGCAGTATGGACTGACTTAGAGTCGCTAACAGAAGACGAGCTGTATGCATTTGCTGTGACTTCACAACTAAACGAAGACTGGCAAAAAGCCAATAAACGTGACAAAACAGATGGCATGAGCCGCAAGGCTGTTAATGCGTATCGTAGAGAGAACCCGGGTTCTAAACTACAAACTGCTGTGACTACCAAACCTTCAAAACTAAAGAAGGGCTCTAAAGCAAGCAAGCGTAGAAAGAGCTATTGCTCACGCTCCAAGGGTCAAATGAACATGCACAATATTTCATGTGCTAAAACTCCAGACAAAGCAATTTGTAAAGCACGTCGTCGTTGGAACTGCTGATATGAGAGACCACCGTGATCAAGGCATTGTATCCAGTGTAATAATCTTTGCACTGTTTGTTATGTTGATACTTGCTATCACAGGTTGTTCTACGGTTGTGCCTGTCACAGCAAAGTTTCCAGAAGCACCACGCTTGGGACTAGGTACATGCCCACAGTTACAAACAGTACCTGCGGATGTAAAGCTCAGTGGCCTAACTACTACAGTGACCACAAACTACTCAACCTACTACGAGTGTGCTGTAAAGGTAGATCAATGGAATGAATGGTATGAGATACAGAAAAGAATATTTGAGAGTGTAAAATGAGAGCCCAAGAGTTTGTTGTAGAGAATCACAGTGGAGTAGACCTTCAAGTCAGTAAAGATGCTGATGGCGTAGCAATTCGAGCCCTGGCCAATGGTAAACTACTGGGCAACGCTGAATTATTCTTTGACGAGCAAGGTAGACTAGATCCGCAAACGCTGTGGGTAGATGACCGTTATCAAAGTCAAGGTATTGCCAAGGCCATGTATGACCATCTCAAATCACTGGGCTATACTGTTATTAGAAGTTGGGATCAAACAGATGCTGGCCGAGGTTTTTGGGACAAACATCGCGGCGCGGAAGTAAATGTTTGGGAAACAACCAACCCTGATATTCATCATTCAGAGTTCAAGCACGAGCAAGAGATTGGTGGATTACTTTATAAAGCAGAAGCAGACAACAACTCAGGCTACGGTACTACACTAGTGATCACAGTATACAATGGTAGAAAAGAAATTGCGTCAACTGAGTTCATTATAGACGAAGATCACAATTCACTAGTTAGTGCAAACACCTGGGTACTGCCCAAGTATCAAAGTCAAGGTGTAGCAAGCACAATGTATGCGTATGCCAAGATGTTGGGCAACGACATTGTGCCTAGCCGCATACAAACAGACCAGGGCAATGCCATGTGGCGTTCGTGGAATCAATCCAAGCAAAGCAAGCACATTCTGCCCCGTGGCCACAAAGGCTACAACGAAATTGCCGAACAACAACTAACAGAAGCAGCGTCAGCAGTGCTGTATCATTATACCAATACCGCTGCGGCAGCTAAAATAATGACCACAGGCGAATTTCTTTTAGCAAGCTCTACAGGCACACAAGCTGAAAAGGACTATGAAATTCCTGGCTATCCTTATTTCCTCAGCACCACAAGAACACGAGTAGGCGACTATCACAATCGTTATGTGGGATCCAGTGCTGTGATGTTTGTGTTAAATGGCACTTGGTTAAACAACAACTACAAAACTCGACCCATAGATTATTGGAATCGTGCTTGGATACATGACACGTCGGGCAAACGTTCTCGTGAAGCCGAAGACCGTGTGTATAGTCGCACTCCTGCTATCCCTGCCAACGCAGAAAGCATACTGGAAGTGCATGTGCTGATCACAGAACAGAGTGAAAATCGCTCGCCAGAGGTGCGTACCGTGTTGCTGTCAGCTAAGACTCAAGGTATCCCTGCGTTTTTATACACAGACGAAACAGCATGGAAATTGCAAGATAAAAGAAAAGCAGTGAGCCCTGCAGCAGCAGCTGAATTACTAAAGGGCCCACAGCCCAGCCGACGATCATATAGTCTCAGTCGCAACTACTTAGAAGACTGGTTAGAACTTATCTACAAAAAAGACAAAGCCGAGCTGACACCCAGTGCTGCCAAGAAACTACGCAGCCTAATTGTGTATGGCCAAGGCTATAGAAATGAAGACGATGGCCTGGGCACAGACCTCAGCAATGCTCGCAAGCCCGGCAATGCAGACTACGCCAGTGCTGTAAAGATCAATGCGTTCATGCGCAAGAACAACATAAAAACCCCGGTAGATCTAAAGAACTATCTAGTGGATAAATGGAAAGATCTCTATTGATCAACAGCCACAATTCATGGAGTCAGCTGGAAGAAGTCTGGCTGGGCGATGTTTATCCTGCTGACTGGTATGATCATTTGGCTCCCGAAATACGTGATGTATTTTACAAAATAACAGAAACTACCAAACAAGATTTAGCTGTTATACAATCCAAGCTAGAACAGTTTGGGGTCACAGTGCGCAGACCTGAATACACGTCAATCAATGATTTTGTTGACTCAAATGGCATGCTCAAAAAGCCAGAAATATGCCCGCGTGATACATTTCTCACAGTGGGCAACTCTCTACTGACACCGCATCAAAATAGCCCAGCTTGGAAATCTGCTGTCGACAATTACAACCCTGCACAAGTAGTTCCTGGTGCCAATCACATCGTTAATGGTGCCAATGTAGTGCGTGTGGGCCGTGACGTAATTATAGACACAGACATATTTGATATTCCGCCAATCAACGATTCTTTATTTCAAAATTATAGAATTACCTGGGAACGGAATGGCGGGCACATGGACGGTTGCTTTGCTATATTGCGTCCAGGATTGATCATTGCCAATCATTATTATGATGGGTATGATCGTAATTTTCCAGGTTGGGAATGTATTTTTTTAAATGAATCCACTTATTGGAATCACAGAACTACTCCGCTGCCCGGCAGCGAATACAATGGCAAATTCTATGCTGAAGAAATAAGTTTTAATCAAGCATTCAACGATCATGTTATCCGTCATGCACAAGACTGGGTTGGGGATTACACAGAAACTTACTTTGAATTAAATTGTTTGGTAATCAACGAATCCAATGTAATGATGTTGGGATATAATGAAGCACTGGAAAAGACTCTCGATGAACGTGGCATCACTGTGCATTGGGTACCATTTAGATGTCGTGGATTTTGGGACGGCGGCATGCATTGCATCACAGTGGACATTAGACGTCAAAGCAGTATTGTAGATTATTTCCCCGACCGTAGTTAAATATATCACAAGGAGGCCACAATGGCAGAAGAAATCAAAAAACCACTCACACGTTCTGAACGTGAAGCACAAATCAAAGACAAAGCAGGCTTAGTTATTGTTGTCATGGCTCTGTTCATGGCAGTAACAACATATTTTGCCAACATGCACTCAGGTGCTGTTATGAAGAACATGTTAAAAGCCACAGATACCTACGCTTTCTTCCAAGCTAAAAGTATCAAAGGTAGCATTGCCGAAGGACAATTAGAAGAAGCCCGATCAAAAGGTGATAGGGCACGAGTTGAAAAGCTAGAAGCCAAAATTGCTCGTTATGAGTCAGATCCTGCTTCGGGCGAAGGCAAGAAAGAATTGCTGGCCAAGGCGCAGGGATTCGAAAAAGCACGTGATGAAGCAGCAAAGCATAGTCCATGGCTGACATTTGCGTCAATGGCATTCCAACTGGCCATTGTGTTGCTGTCGGCAAGTATCATTGCTGTCAACAACACCATGTATAAAGTCAGCGAAGTTGTTGCTGTGATTGGTGTGTTATTACTGAGCCAAGGTATTTGGTTATGGTTCTAATTTAATATACATACATTTAATCTAGAGCAAAGGCCCTGTAAATAATACAGGGCTTTCTCTTTTAGAGATCCGAATAATAAGAAGAATAAAATATGGATCCGATTACCCTGTTTGCCATTGCCAACGGAGCTGTCTCCGCAGTCAAGGCTGGCTGTAAACTCTACAAAGACATCAAGGGTGCAGCAGGGGAAGTAAAAGAAGTATTAAAGGACATGGATGAGCAGTTCAAGAAACTGCATCCTCCCGAAAAGCCTGCCACTCAAGAACAGAAAGCTGCTTTTGTTAAGAAAAAGAATGAAGTCGTTGAGCTAAACAAAAAAGCCAATGAAGGTGCCGACTTGGGTGTATACCAAGAGATTGGCGAAAAGTTGGGTGAATACTACGACAATTTCTACAAGTGCATGGCCATCATGGAAGAGGAAGAGCGCCGTGCAGAAAACGAAGTTTATACCGGTGATGCTAGCTTGGGTAAACGAGCCCTGCAACGTGTTCTAATGCGCAAGCAACTAGAGCAAATGAGCAAAGACCTGCGTGAGCTAATGGTGTATCAAAGCCCGCCGGAACTGGGTGCCCTTTATACCGAAGTTGAAGCAATGATGAAACACATGGGAGAAACCCAGCGTGTGTTGATTGCCAAGAGCATGCGTGAAGACCATGCTGCCCTGGTTCGCAGAAGAAAAAGACTTGAAAAACTCAGAGTAGAAATTGCCCTGGGCATAACTGGATTAGCAATGGCAGCATGCGTGGGGCTGGCATTTGCCATGGTCGTAGAAGACCGAATTAAAAAGTATCCGCACTTGGGTGATGGATGGATACCAATGACCGAAGAACAGCGTAGAATTGCGTCACTGCCTAAGAAATACACAGGACGATAATGATGAGAAAATTTTTAAATGCCATGTTGGCTAATGGAGTATGGTTTGCAGCAGTGATGCTGAATATAATGTCAGCTACAGTCACAGTGCTGACGGTGTTGATCGTTGCGATCGTAACCAAGTGGATCAATTTAAAACTGTAAAAACAATAAATACCCAACAACAATAATAACAATAAAGGAGCACCTGTGTTTAAAAATAAAAAAGAATCTCTACTGCCCACAGTAAAGCTAGAGCCCGAATTGAGTCGGGGCGAATGGATGCAAAAATACTGGCGTCCATGCGCAGCATTCATGTATATGATTTGCTGTTTGTGTGACTTTGCAGTATTCCCTATAATGTTCACAGTAGTGCAGTTCTGGGAAGAACAAGCAAGCAACGATGCGTTCCGTCAATGGGTACCTATCACACTGCAAGGCGGCGGTTTATTCCACGTATCTATGTGTGCTGTGTTGGGTGTTTCAGCTTATGGTCGCACACAAGAAAAACTAGCAGGACAAGCTCAGGGCTTGCCTAGCACAGATTTAGGAGCAACAAATGCCACACCAATACCGCAACAACCAACACCTAGCGTATCTGCGCCAGTGGGAAACACCAGTAATAGCAGCCCAAGTCCAGCGTTTGGTGCGCCAGGATTTGGATCAGCCCCAAGTGCAACAAGCAGCCCTGCTGCAAGCAGCTTTGGAAGCGCACCTGCAGCGCCAGCGTTCGCAGCGGTAACTACAAGTGCATCAGGCAAACCAGGTCCAGCACAACCTGATCACCCAGAAATTTAAAGGAAACAACATGAAACAATTATTAGCAGTATTAATGGTAGCGTTTGCTACTACAGCAAGTGCCGTAGACAGTCACGCCGCAGACGTTGCCAAGGCCGATGCAGCCAAGACCAAGCAAGTCTGTAAAGACGTAATGGGCAAGGATAACAAGCCTGTGAAAAACAAAGACGGTTCAACAAAACAAATGTGCAAAACAATCAAGGTTCACAAGAAGCACGAAGGAACCGAGATTCCTCCAAAGAAATAAATATTTGTTTGGTAAAACAAAAGGCTCCTCGGAGCCTTTTTTTGTCAGCGTAACACCGGGCTAAGGCGTTGTATTACTATGCGAATAATTATTGGTATCCTTTTTGTTGCTTTGAGTTTCTCTGCCTGGGCCGCGCCCAAAGCAGCAACTATGAGCGAAGCCAAACACACAGCCACAATCAAAAAGCCCAAACTGCTTCGTAGCAACCCGCACAGATACACTGCTATAAACTTTGCCGGTGTTGATCCCTGGGATGCAGTAGACGACGAAGACATCATGCCACAACGGCGTTATCGTTTTAAACTAGAGCCTGCAGAATCGGACGAGTTGTCGGACTATGTTCAGTTGCGTTTGCTCATTGCCAGAACTCGGGCACTCAAAAAATTTGCAGAAACCCACAGCAATCTAGTATAATTACTAGATGGAATTATTTTATGGCGGTGGTGGCCGCTCAAACCCAGACTTTCCGCACAAGGTGCGTGTTAAACGGCAAGACGGCATGCTGGAATGGTGTGATGCCTATCCTGTAACAGGGTCGGGCCACTTTCAGCGTTACTATGTTGATTGGCGTGATAAAGGCAAATGGGACACTCCTTATGCTACATTTCAATTTGAGTGGGAAGAACCTGCTATAATGTTTGCGTTAAAATTTGGATCTGCATGAGTCACTATGATACATTGGGTGTGGCTAGAACTGCAACACCAGAAGAAATTAAAAAAGCATATCGGCGACTAGCAAGTCAGCATCATCCTGACAAGGGCGGTGACACGGCCAAGTTTCAGCAAATCGAAGAAGCCTACCGTATATTAAGCGATCCCACACAGCGCCAGCAATACGACAATCCACAACCCAACTTTGGCGGATTCAATTTCCGTCAACAAGGCGGGCAACCATTTGATTTCGACAACATATTCAATATGTTTGGCGCACAATTCAATCAACATCAGCCCCGTCAACGTGCTCAGGCCAGAATGAGTTTGTGGATTCAGCTAAGTGATGTGGCACAGGGCGGGAAGAAAACTGTGAGTGTGGGCAGTCATTCGGGTAGCCAAATTGTGGAAATTGACATTCCTGCCGGGGTAGAAGATGGTGCGTCAGTGATGTATCCAGGATTGGCGCCCGGTGGTGTTGATCTCGCTGTTACATTCCGAATCCATCCCAATCCCAAGTGGCAACGCGATGGGTTTAATTTGTATACCGAACATCGAGTTTCCATTTGGGACATGATAACCGGTGGAGAAATCACCGTAAGAGATATACTAAATCGAGAGCTTACTGTAACTGTGCCTCCAATGACACAGCCCGGCCAAACGCTGCGATGCAGAGGTCGCGGGCTGCAAGATCGTGCTAACAATCCTGGAGATATGATGATCCGATTACAAGCCGAAATTCCACGAAACATTCCCGAAGATTTAATGACCAGAATTCGGCAAGAAACTGGTCGCTAAATATTTTGCAATCCGCTATAATAGCAACATCAACCACTTTGACATTAACATGCAAACTAATCCCGAAATCGAACAAATCATTGACCTAGCAATTCGTTCTGCACAGAGTCGAAATCATGAATACATGCTAACGGAACATTTACTAATGGGAATGTTACGCCATCCACCTTTTAGAAAATGTCTAATTAAGTTTGGTGCAGACGTTGAAAAATTTGATACCGAACTAGATGCATACCTAGACAGTATGGTCAATTTGGTAAAACCCAACATCGAGGTGCCAAAGAAAACAGAAGCAGTAGTTCGAATTTTTAATCGAGCCAACGTGCAAGTAACATTTACCGGTCGTAAGGTAATGACCACTATGGATTTGTATCTGGCAATGATGAGCGAATTCAATAGTCATGCACATTACTTCTTGCTGAAATACGGCATTAAGAAATTGGAATTTGCTGACTTTTGGCAAAAGAACTATGACCATGTTGCAGCACAACAAATGTCATCCGACCAGGCTACAGAAATTCTAGACGAATACTGCATCAACTTAACTAGACACGCTGTGGAAAATCGTTTAGAGCCCATGATCGGGCGCTCCAAGGAATTGGATGAAATGATTACTGTGCTAGCACGCCGATTCAAAGCAAACGTGTTGATGGTCGGAGATCCGGGCGTGGGTAAAACTGCTATCATTGAAGGCTTGGCACAAGAAGTTGCCAAGAACAATGTACCTGAGTTCTTGAAGAATCACGAAGTATGGAGCTTGGAAATTGGTTCCTTGCTAGCAGGCAGCAAGTATCGTGGCGAGTTTGAAGAAAAGTTCCGTGCTGTTATCGGCGCATTGGAAAGCAAGAAGAACTGTATCTTGTTTATTGACGAGGCTCATACCATGCAAGGCGCAGGTGCAGGCAACAATTCCAGCTTGGACTTTGCTAACATGCTGAAACCCGCTATCACTAAAGGCAACTTGAAAGTTGTAGCAAGCACTACTTGGGAAGAGTACTATGAGAGTTTTGAGAAGGATCGTGCCCTTATGCGTCGATTCCATCGCGTGGCCATTGATGAACCAAATAATTCAACCACAGAACAAATTCTTATTGGTCTCTCGCCCCGACTCGAAGCCTTTCATAACGTGCTCATTGAAACTGACGCTATCAATGCAGCAGTGGAACTATCGGGCCGATATATTCATGATCGAAAGAATCCCGATAAGTCAATTGATCTCATTGACGGTGCGTGTGCTCGCCAACGTGTTAAAGACCAAGGCAACGTTACAATTACCAAGTCTATGATCGAAGAACAAGTCAGCAAGATCCTAGGCATTCCTTTGGACAAGTTGCAAAACGAACGCAGTGCTAACATTGTGGATCTCGAAAGCAACATCAAGCAAAAGCTCTATGGTCAAGATTCAGCTGTGGATACTGTACTAGAGCGTGTGTACATCAACTACTCAGGTATTGGCAATGACAAAAAGCCCATGGCCAGTTTCCTGTTCCTGGGCCCGACTGGTACAGGTAAAACTGAACTTGCTAAGTTGCTGTCAGAGAATCTTGACATGACACTGTTGCGCTATGACATGAGTGAATATCAAGAGCGTCACACTGTATCAAGTTTAATCGGTGCTCCTCCGGGGTACGTGGGATTCGAAGATGGCAATGTGGGCGGCGGCAAGTTAGTTAGCGACTTGACCAAGAACCCTTATGCTGTGATGCTGTTTGACGAAGTTGAAAAAGCTCACCCTGATGTGATCAACATCTTCTTGCAAATGCTAGATGAAGGTCGTATTACTAGTTCAAATGGCAAGACTGTGAGTTGCAAGAACACAATCATTATCATGACAAGTAACTTGGGCGCTCGAGACAGTGAGCGCAACAATATCGGTTTTGGTAGCCAGGAAAAAGCCGGGGAAGATGACAAAGCTCTCAAAGAGTTCTTCCGCCCGGAACTGCGTAACCGTATTGACAAGATCTGTAAGTTTGGTAAGTTGGATAAACTGGCTATCAAGAAGATTGTAGTTAAGTTTGTGGATGAATTGCAAACCAGCTTGAACAACAAGAACATCAAACTTACATTGAGTGAGCCAGTGGTTGATTATCTTGCAGACAAGGGCTACGATCCACTCATGGGTGCTAGACCACTGAGCCGCAAGATTGACGAGTTGATCCGTGTGCCGTTGAGTAAGAAAATCTTGTTCAACAACCTGCGTGATTGCAGTGTGGTTGCTAACTTGGTTGGGGATACTATCTCGTTTGAAACTGTTGATACTGCTGTCGAGGGTTTGACAATTGTCCAGCCTTAAAGTAAAAACTGTCGAAACCAACCAGTTATTCTTTAACCAGTATCAATACAGTGTTAGGTTTGATTTGCTTGAGCTGGGTATCATCAGAGGCTTGTATCTAGATAAAATCGATCAACTGGTAAAAGAACGCAACGAGTGGCGCCGGCAAAACAAACGCTTTTACGGGCATGTTGCATCGATGCATGAAATTACCGATGCAACAAAAGAAAATCTTCGAGACATGTGCGAGTTGCTGTCACAACACAGAGATCATATCAAGTTTGTGATTTCTTTTGATCGTGGCTATGTTTACACCAATGATTTTGATCTGATTAGGCGCATTGCTGGAAAACAATCAGTTACCCGAGTGCAAGTGCAGCAAGCCAAGCCTGTTTGTGCCCCGGGGTCTTTGGCCCGTATTGATCCAAAATGGTCACACAGAACTTACTTTAAGTCTCGATCTGTGTCAGTGGAACAGCGTAATGCGTTAACTGAATACTTGAAAAGTCGAGAAAATGTTAGGCTCAGTCCGGGCTTGAGTGCCTGGGTAAAGGACAAAGCCAACAACTGGTGGATAAACTGGACACATGCCCACTTCTTTATTGATCACAACAACGATGGGGAAGTGCTGTTTTTGAACATGGTTGCACCTAACATTACTGGTCGCACCCTGCAGATTGTAGCTAAATAGTTGACTATGGCAAAAATTTATGAAGAAGTAGTTGTGATCAAACTCTCAAAATTGATCAAGGACAAAGACGAAAATGCTGAGCTTGTTGCTACCAACGACATTTGCGATGCGTTGCAATCAGTGGCCGAAGAACTCCTGGGTTCTGGCGTTGTTGTGGAAGTTGTAAGAGCATAATGTCAGCTAACACTTTGACCATTCTAGGACTAACTCAACACGGAGTTCCTTCGGGCAACTACGATGGTTCCAGCCAGGACTTTGATTCAGATGGTACCAAAGGAGTGGGTTACTATCGTGGGCAAGGATCAATTCAAACAGTGTATCAACGAATCACTGGGTTTCAGGGCGTGATTACTGTTCAAGCCACACTGGACCAAAACTGGGAAGCAGCCAACTGGGTAGATGTAAACACTTTTGGCGATGCATCCAGTGTTGTATCAGGTGTTTACCCTGTGAGCCTAACTGGTAATTACACATGGTTACGTGTCCGCGTCACCGGCTTCAGTGCTGGACAAATTGATTCAATCACAGTCGTTTACTAATGGAAAACAAATTCACTATCTCTGCTGATGTAATTACAAACTCAGCAGATGCGCCATTGGGGTTTGAGGTTTGGGTCGACGGTGTTTTACAGCAAAACATTGACTGTATTGTTGGACCCACATCTATATCTGTGGATGTCGAAGACGCAGATGGTGCAGATCATGAACTAATGTTTGTACTAAAGAATAAAACACAGGCTCACACTGTCATAGACGAGCTGGGTAATATTGCCAAAGATTCTGTGGTAGAAATCAAAAACATAAAGTTTGACGAAATTGAACTAGGTCATATGTTTTACGAGCAAGCAGTTTACCGTCACAACTTCAATGGTAATGGTGTGGATACTGAAGAAAAATTCTACGGGACTATGGGCTGCAATGGCTCAGTGGTGTTGAAGTTTACTACACCCATGTATCTTTGGCTGTTAGAAAATATGTAAAGCTAAATACTTGCTATGAAGCAAGTTATCATTATGCCAGGCGGTTTTCATCCGTTTCATGCTGGCCATTACGCACTATACAAACAAGCACAAGATGCTTTTCCCGGCGCTGATGTCTACGTTGCAGCTACCAACGACACATCAGCTAGACCATTTCCGTTTGCAGTAAAAGAAAAACTTGCTAAGTTAGCAGGGGTAAAGCCAGGACACTTTGTTCAAGTTAAGTCACCGTTTCAAGCTAGAGAGATTACTGCCAATCTTGATCCTGCTAACACACAATTAATTTTTGTTCGGTCAGAAAAAGACGCAGACAAACCACCACAAGCAGGCGGCGTTAAAAAAGACGGTCAACCTGCATACTTGCAACCCTTAGAAGGTCAAGGCGAACTTGCTCCAATGAATCAACATGCTTACATGGCTTACTTGCCCACTGTGGAGTTTGGCCCAGGCATGACATCAGCCACAGAAATTCGCAACGCTTGGCCTCGCCTGAACGAAAAGCGTAAAACAGCTCTTGTAATGAGCTTGTATCCTCGGACACAAACTAACCCTGCACTTGCTGCTACAGTTGTTAAGCTGTTAGATACAGCAATGGGCGGAGAGTTAGCAGAAGGTGTTGAACTCAAATTCCATACTATTGAGTTGGCTGAGTCGCAAATAAAAGCGTATGCAAAACAATACTTTGAGTGCTACAACATTGAACTGCCGCACGGCAAGTTTATAAACAATGTTGGTCGTTTTGGCAGCAAAAAATTAACTGAGTCTAGCGAAGCAAACGAAATTGCTCCGTTTATTCAAATGATCAACTCAGTGGATTCGCCTAAGACTATTAAAGTAGGAGACTATTTTTCAGTATTGGCATTTGAAATTAATTTTGCATGGAAAGAAATTTACGGATCAGGATTTACTACTCCCAAAGAAGTAGTAGATGTTAAAATGCACAACAATGGCACTATTAGCTACATCAAATTTGCCGATGGCGATCGTTATCCACGACTGACTCCTGCTACATACCAAGGCAAACCTATTGTTCAAACAGCATACTTTGATCGTGCAGGTGCTGCTAGCTCGGCGCTAACTGCACTAGCATTAAAGGTTCCCGACGGTTGGGATTTCAATACAGCTGACGTGGAGCAAGGTGTAGACGAAGCATACGATCCATTTGGTAAGTTTGATGCTGCCGAGTTCAGTCGTCACATGGAAAAACTAAGAGCCCGTGAAGAACTACGCAAGACTGATCCAATGAGAGCATTAGTAGGTGACTTAAAAGACCAAGATGCTGAAAAAGCAGCAGCCATAGCTAGAAGAAAGAAACCAGAAGATGATTCAATCGGCATCAACGATCCTCGTCATCCTGGTTATGCTTACTCACAAATGGGTCAAACTGATTTAACCGAATTCGCTCCTGGCAACGGAGATGACGATAGACCTACGGCAGAGTATGAAGTTTATCAATGTAGCCCACAAGACCAGTTTGACTGGATCGGTGGGCCATTAATGCAAACTGATGACATGGGCAAGGCACATAGCTTTGCTTACTTCTTGTGGAAGAAACACCCTGACAAATGTTTTATGGTTTGGCAAGAGCGTAGTCAAGGTAGTCGTGGTGGTTATGGACCTAAAGGTTCTGTGCTAGGACCCGATGATGAAGACTTGACTGAATTCGCTCCAAGTGACAACGGCGGCGGTCGCAAGTTTATTCCGTGGCCCGAATTCATTGAAGCAGTTAAACAAATTGTTGGCAAAGACTTCTCTGTAACAGAAAAAGTTGTCAAGAGCACTATCCAAGACAGATTCATCCCTCACGACCCTATGGAATATGGTCCTACATTGCTTTATTCATACTACGAAGCAAGACTAGGTCGCAACAAAGGTGCAGTCAGCACACGCGGTTCAATTCAGGTTGGTAAGTATGTTCCAAATAGAGCACAGTTAGGTAAACAGAATTTTATCACAACATTCAATTTATTAAAAGGTCATCCATTTGAGCGTCACTTTGATTTGACATTTGATAATATCTACAAGATTGCCAATATCATTTTAGGCAATACAGAAGGTGCATATCAAATGCCACAGCCTGTAACAGAAGGCACCATTGAGCGCAAAATCAATCGATTGCAACAAATGGTACAAAGTTTCCACGATAGAGCCAAAGCAACCAAAAACGATATCAAGAAGCAACACTATCTTGCCATGGCAGACAAGTTAGCCGGCGAATTGGATAATCTAATCAGCGATTACAACGAGCATGAACGTGCCGGAAATGAAATTGCACGCCACGACGAAGAGCCCAGCAAGATCTGGGAAGACTACGTCGACGAGAAAAAATAAGCCACCCACAAACTCCTCTTAAATATTTCACTTAATACTTAAGAGGAAACAATGGCTGATAACCAACCCACAACCCAAGCGCCAACACAACCTGGCCAACAACAAATTCAAGTCAACGTTGACTATCTTCGAACAACCCGAGTTCATATTTGTATGCCATGCTACGGCGGCATGCTCACAGAATCTACATTCATGAGCTTTATCAAATGGTCAAACACTGCTCGCCAATTGGGCATTGAATGGACCATGGAAACCATGACCAATGAGAGTTTAATTACTCGTGCTCGCAACACACTCACAGCCAAGTTCCTTACAAACCCAGATTCAACTCACTTGTTCTTTGTCGATGCCGACATTGGTTGGGAACCATGGCATCTATTAGTTTTATTGAATCGTGATGTTGATGTTATTGGCGGATTGTATCCAATGAAGTCATTGCCTATCAAATGGTGTGTCAACGGGTTCGACGGTGCAGAAGAAGGGCCGGATGGCTTGCAAGAAGTAAGCAAAACTGGTACTGGTTTCTTGTTGATCAAGAAACATGTATTTGAAAAACTCAATGCACACCCTGCTGTAAAACCGTTTAAAAACGACATTGGATTGTCAACAGAGCTTGACCCATTTATGAAAACCTACTTTGACACTGGGGTGCGTGAAAATCGCTACTATTCCGAAGATTGGATGTTCTGCGAAAACTGGCGTGATTTAGGTGGTAAAGTTTGGGTAGACAAACGTGTGCTGTTGCGTCACACTGGCACTTATGTGTTTGATTATCAAGCACAGGAAAACGTCTATCGTGAATTACATGCCATGGCCATGGCCAATGCACCAGTTGCACCTGTTGATGCAGCAGGGCAAGCTACTACACAATACACACTGCCTGTGAATTCAGCACCAGCACCGCAAGTGGTTGCGTCACAAGTTGAAGCAGCAACAGCGCCACCTCCGGTTAAAGGCAAATCCTTGAAGAAAAAGGACGCATAATAAAGCCCCGCAAGGGGCTTTTATTTTGACTTCGACATCTATATCCTGTAAACTATGCTGGGAATAAATACAAGTTGATATTCTGAATTACCTATGAACTTACAAGAACTAGACTCTTACAACCTTGCTGATGCTGTTAAATTCAATGACCAGCTGAACCCACGCATTTGGGATGGTGAAAAAATGCGTCCCGAAGTTCGTGACAAACTTCTTGAAATTGCTGCTGACTTCAAAGAAAGTTTAGGGTTGAGTGATTTAGAAGTCAAAGATATTACTGTATCCGGAAGCAATGCCGGTTACACATACACACCATATTCAGACATTGACCTACACCTAGTGGTCGACATTCCCCGTGCCGACGAAGATGAAGTTTACCGCGAGTTGTTTGATGCCAAAAAGTTTCAATACAATGAATTGCACAATATTAAAATTGGTGGTTATGATGTTGAGTTATATGTAGAAAACGCCAACAAGCCCCCTGTGAGCCAAGGTGTGTTTTCTGTTGTAAACAATGACTGGATTCACATTCCACGTAAACGCAAAGCAACAGTCGACGACGACGCAGTTCGCAGCAAATACGAAGATTACAAACACAGAATTGATTCTGCTGTGGACAGCAATGACACCGACAAGATCAACACACTGGCCAAGAAGATCAAAACATATCGTCAAGCAGGATTAGATGCACACGGCGAGTTGGGCCCAGAAAATCTTGCGTATAAAATGTTACGCAATCAAGGTTACATCGAAAAACTATACAAAGCACGAACTGCTGCTAGAGATGCTGAACTAAGTCTTGTAGAACGTAAAAAGAAAAAGAAAAAAGTAAAATACGGGTTTGCAAGATCATGGGGACCTGTGTTTGATTTCAGCGACGCTGGTGATGCAGGGGGTGTCGAAGAAGATGCCACAACCACACCCGATGGCGTGAACCCTACTACACAGATGTTCTTGAATGAAACAGACGTTCCGCCGCATGAAGAAATTATCAAGGACTTTATCAAGTTTGCCAGAAAGAAAATTGGCCTAAAGAAACTTCCAAAGTTCAAACTACACAAAGATCCCAAGTGGAGCACAGAGCATCAAAGTTTTGGCCGCTATACCAACGAAACAGATACCATTGACTTGGCCATTGGCGAACGTCACATCATGGACATCTTGCGAACTTTGGCGCACGAGCTACAACATCGCAAGCAAGATGAACGCGAAACCATGCCGCCGGATGCAGGCGAAACCGGATCGCCATACGAAAACGAAGCACATGCTGTGGCCGGTGTTATCATGCGTGAATACGCCAACTTGCACCCAGAATATTTCCGAGACGTTCCGGTGTCAGAGTCTGCTTCAGGTTACATTCCCAAGAACAAAAAAGAAGCCCGATTGCCACAGTATGCAATGGCGCTGAGTGTAGACATCAAGCCCGGTGAAACTGGCAGACAAGCCAACAAGATGGCTCTCAAAACTGATGCGCAAGGCAAGCCAGGATTGTTGATCAAGTCAGCTAACTTACGTGAAAGCGACGAGTTAGCAGAAAATTTATTAAGCGAGTTCAAACTGTTTGAACAAGACCTGTTTGAAGTTAAAATGACTTCAAAGAACTTGGCCAAGTTAGCCAAAGACATTCCCGGAGTCAAAGTTGGTTTAGAGTTTGAAATGATTGTGCCCAATGCCAAAGTCGATGATGACGGTGGCGACATGGAGCCCGACTACGACCAGGATCAACGGGTTCGAAGCATCGACGATGCTGTGAGCTTCTTTGACGACGGCGATTACAACGGCCGCAATGAGCTTCGCAGACTTCGAGAAGCTATGGAATCAAATTTCTTTGATTGGCAAATTGGAAAGATGGACGAGGACTGGTACGATAATGGATTTGAATTCTTCACAGAATATGTAGATAGAGAAGAACCTTTTGATCCTGAAGATTTTGAGGACGACGTCGAAAGCGACCTCAAAGCAGAATATCCCGACCTGGATCCCGACTCTGATGAGTTCAAAGAATTAAAATCACAAAAGTTGCAGGAAATCGAAGCCAACTACTATACCGAAACTTGGGAAGCACAAGGTGGTATCTATGACCGTGCTCGCGAAGCGTTTGAAGAAGAAAAACGAGACGATGGCGACTACGATGAAGAAGCATGGCTAAGTGATCAAGGCATTCGTTATGCTTCAGATGTTGAAAGTGAATATGGGCATGTGACTTGGCCTTATTATACCAGTAGCAGTGGCGACGACGAAACTGATATTGAACGTGTAGCATTAGACTTTATGAATGGTATTGGTGCAGACACAGTTGCATACAGTTCCAGTTATCACGGATCTTACAAAAAGTGGACAGGCGATGGCTGGGTGCTGGTTGGCAGCGAAAAGCCCGACGATTGTTTCAGTATTGAACCTGATGGCAGTTTAGATGGCAACAGTCGAGATGACGTTGGCTTGGAATTTGTAAGCCCACCTACTCCACTGGAACAAGTTCCTGACTTGATGAAACGAGTTCAGAACTGGGCTGGCGAATATGGAGTGTATACAGGCAAGAACAACAAGACTAGTATACACACCAACATTTCAGTGCCAGGATATGACTTAAACAAACTAGACTACCTAAAGGCCGCATTACTGCTAGGTGATGAACACGTCTTGCGTGAGTTTGATCGCATTGGTAATTCATACGCTAAACCTGCTATCGAAAAGGTCAAACAACTAGTTCAACAAAAGCCTGAAAAAGCTCAAGAGTTACTGGATAAGATGAAAAGCCAACTCAACGCTGAAGCAAGTAAGTTGATTCACTCAGGAGTTACTGACAAGTTTACGTCCATTAACACCAAAGACAATCGCGTTGAATTCCGAAGCCCAGGCGGTGACTATCTCAGCATCATTGCAGACAATCCGCAAAAGATGGTGGACACAATCAACCGCATGGTAGTAACGCTAGATGCTGCTATGAATCCCAACAAGTACAAGCAAGAGTATCAAAAGAAACTCTACAAAGTGCTGACAGGACAAGGCGGCGGCCGTGAAGCCAAGACTGGTTCTAAACAAGAAATGAAAGCCAGCGACAAAGACTTGTTGAATATCTTTAGTCGTTATGCCGCAGGCGAATTGCCTAAACAAGGGCAAACAAGCAGGCAAGATGTGGTGGAACGTTCAATGGGATGCAAACCGTCGCATGGAAGTGGTTGCTGGTTCTGCAGATGTAGCTAAACAAGTTGCTGCTGAAGAATGGGGAGTTCCTGAGGAACGACTAGCCGGAGCAACTGTTACACCATTGCGTCCATACAAAGAAGGCGAAACTACCCAACAACCGGCAGCTCAACAGCCATCAACACAGTTTGGTGCCGCTCGCGGTGCTCCTAACTATGCAATCGTTCGTGACAGTGATGGCACAGTGGTACATCGCTTCTACGCTGACAATCGCAGTGATGCAATTGGTCAGAAATATGACTTTGTGCGTATGCAAGGTTGGAACTCAGACGAATATTCACTGCAAGACGAATCAGAATCAACGCCAGTTCCGGGCAGCACACTAGACCTAGCACGCCGACGTGCTGCGGCTACACAACAAGGCAACTGGGGCATTTGGATTGACGGTGCAAGCCGTTTTGCTAGAGAGCCAGGCGAATATCCAGGACAACAAGAAATCCCACTACGCAGATTCCCAAGCCGAGAAGCAGCGGAGCAATGGATTGAACAACAACGTGCTGAACGTCCTGGCATACGCACTGACATTGAGGTTCGTGAGATTGAACCGTCACAACCCGCAGCTCCTGACGAGTTTACTAGCACACAAAACGTGCCGCGTGAAGGTCAACCACGTAACTTAGTACCAACAGGCCCAGGGCCTTGGGAAATCTACAGAATCAGCAATGGTGAATCAGTGAGACGACTAGAGCACACCAATCGGGCTGCTGCCGAAGAAGAAGCACGTTCTGCATTAGGCTTACGCGGCGAAGCACCTGAGTTGTATGGTGTTAGAACACAACAATCTACATTAGCAGCAACTGGCGGTGATGCAGCACAAGTTGGCATCATTAATACAGCAAACGAACCCACTACAGGTAGCCAAGTTGGACAAACTTACAACCCTTCGGGCACAGGATCATTCACCGGACAGTGGTTGATATTAGACCCCAACAATCAAGTGATTTACAGATTCGGTGGCATCGGCAATTCTCAAAGTGATGCCAACCGTATCGCAATGAATTGGTTGACACAGAATCCAAGACAAATGGTAGATGGTGTCACAGTAGTACCGGAGATGGGATAACACATGAGAGCTGTTGAATTTATTGTAGAAACATGGGGCGTAGAGAAGTATGCTATCCCACTGCCAATTGGTGATTATCTGGGTCCAGAAAGTGACCAGTTTGCTCCACCGGGCAACTACAGAGATGTGTTCGCATTACACCAAGAAGTCAATGATCTAATAAATGCCGGTGTTGCACCGTATGAGGTTCCAGTCGATCCCAAGCAATTATTAGCCACACAAGATTGGCTTAGTAACGAAGGTGGCGGCGAGCCACTGTTCTCCGAATACCCAGACAAACCTGTTGTATACGAAAAACAAGGCAAAGCATATATTCTTGACGGTCACCACAGAACTACTCGAGCATGGAAAGCAGGTCGTCCTATTTCTGTTTACTTGTTCACAGATGAGCAAGAGGATTTAGACGAAAATTTTGCAGACGGTAAGAAGCCCGGACGCAAGGGACTTGCCAAGCGTGTAGGCGTCAATTGTAAACAATCAGTATCAAAACTTAGAAGCATAGCTAAAAACTCATCGGGCGAAAGACAACGCATGGCGCATTGGTGCGCTAACATGAAATCTGGGAAGAACAAATGAAAGCCCGAGAAATACTACCTAAAAGTAAAGGATTGCTGTGGACAGCATCAGTGCGTATTCAACATCCTAACTATGTGGGTAGAATTGATGTCACAGTCACAGCAAACACAGCCAATCAAGCACGTCAGTTAATGAAGGCACAGTATGGTGTCGAGGATTGGCATATTGGTAGCATACGTCAGGTCAAGTAACTCAGGGCCTTTGTCATAATAGCTAAATATATTCATGACTAGGCATTTTGTTAAAGTGTTATTTGATGTGCATTGCGATTGGACAGGATCTGCTCCTGACTATCGTGTCTACGTCAATGACGAACTGTTCACAGAACGCACGTTTAATTTTACTGATGCGTATCTACAAGAAATGCTGCAAATTGAGGCCCCCGAAGGAAACTATCGAATTCACTGCGAATTGGTTCCTCCTGCCTTGGCCAAACTACGAGTCGAAAACATGCATGTAGACTATGGGCCCGGAACTGTCAAGGGCGATGTGTTAAGGATTAGAAATGAGATGGCGTGAAATTGTTGAATCAGCATCTGTTGGTGCTACTTGTGCAGGCGGGATCGCTGTGGCAGAACAACCAATGGGTATGATTTCAAGAAATGGTGCAAACTTAATGTCAGGTAAATATACTACAGATCCTACGCCTAACACGCCCAAAGAATTTAAAAGGAATAAAAATGCTCGCGGACAGTTTAAAAACTCTATTAGCAACTGAATATGCTTTTGTAATCAAAGCTCAGTTCTTTCACTGGAATGTCGAAGGACCAGATTTTGCACAACTACATGAGTTTTTTGGCGATTTATACGAAGAAGTCTACGACAATTCTATTGACCGCACTGCCGAATACATTCGCACTCTAGATGATTATGCACCAGGTAGTTTTGAACGTTTTTTAGAGCTATCACGCATTTCCGGACAAACCAAAGTGCCCCGCGCACGACTAATGATCGAAGAACTCTTGGCCAACAATGAGCAAATGATTGATTTGTTAAATGAAACATTTGCTGCGGCTGAACAAGAAAACCAACAAGGTATTGCTAACTTTATAGCAGAACGCATTGATGCACATGGCAAACATGGCTGGATGCTGAGAAGTTTCTTGAAAGATCAGAGAGCATAATATGAACAACATGCACGACATTGTCAAACGACTGGCCATCTTGGAAGGCCGTATTACACCTAGTGAGCCAACAGGTAGTCAGAACCCACAGCAAAAGTCTGTGCATCAATTGCCTGCGCTGTTCAAGCCCGGTAAAGGCGGTCCCGTGTTAGGCGGAGATCCTGACAAACCTGCTGTGACCAAAGGTTACTTTGTAGGCGCAGAATCCAAAGAGACAGAAGAAGAGCCGATCGAAGAAGCTGTAGCTAACGAAGAAAAGTTACTGGACAAAGTTAAAAAGTCATTTATCGACTATCTCGACTCAGTGGAAGACACAGTGTCTAAAAAGAAAGATCGAGACATTGGGGACAAGCCAGCTGACCGTGACATCGGCGGTAAAGCAAAGGATCGCGACATTGTTGCTAAAGAACAAGATCTCGACGAAGATCCCACAGAAACAGAACCCGCAGCAGACATTCCTGTTGCGCCAATTCAAGAACCCACCTACGCTGCACAAGCCAGCGCACCTGTAAAAACAATCACACTGGAAGATGGTCGCATTTGTGAAATACACGGTAACGAACACACAGGTTTTGAAATTCGTCATGGCAATCGTCGTTTGCCAAGTCGTTTTAAGAACTTAGATCATGCCAGCATGGCGTTGGAAATGTGGCAAGCAAGCCGCCCGCAGGATGACTCTGCTGATTATATTGAGGAAGCATAATGAATTTATTGAACTTGTTTGAAGACAACAACCAGCCCGGATCTAACTATGCCGAAGAGTTGGCATATCAAATTTTTAAAGCAGCACCCGACTTAGATGCCACTGGTGCAGCAGATGAAGTGTTGGATTATGCTTTTGATTTGGCAGTAAACGATCTAGGACGTAAACGTGCTCACTCTTTGTTTGCGTATGATGAAGATTTTGACAGTGACTTGGTTTCTGCTTATGCACATCTACAACGCCAAGGCGCAGAAAAAGAGCAAGTAAGCGAAGTTGATCCACGCAACTTTGACAGCGACGAAGATTATTATGCAGCACGAAATGCTCCAGCAAAACGCCGTAGCGCACCAAGTGATTATCCGTATAGTCCAGAAGAAGATGACGCATACTTCCGTGAAATCTTCCGCAAGAAGCGCGAAGCTGCTAAAAAAGCAGCACAAGACAAAGAGTCAGGTGTAGCTGAAGCTGGCGTAGGCAATCGTATGAGCGACATGAGTGTTGGTTCTCCAAAGATTGTTTACAAGAATGGAAAAGCAGTGGGCGAGATTGGTGTTGACCATGAAGCAAGTCCAGGTAATGGCCCATACTACATGAAGCACTACGAAACCAATACTTGGTATAGCGGCTATGATAGTAAGAAGGCTGCACTTGCTGATTTGAAACATGTAGTCGATCAAATGAACGAGCAAACACTAGACGAAGGTCGTGTAGGAGAGATTGCTGCTGAATACGAAGACTATAAAACGTTAAGTCCACGCGAGTTCTATAACATGCATAAGGTCACCAAGCAACAATGGTTCGCACAACACAAAGGCATGTTGCAACAAAGCAATGTAGTCCAGGGTGCTGATCTTAAGACTGTCGCAAAAGCCAACTTAGGACAGAATAAATTAAATTTGCCAGCTGGATACGGTGACGTTGTTCAACCACAAAAGCTCAACAGCGTAGCTGAAGCAGATAAAAAAAAAGAAGATGAACCCGAAGTAAGAGACGTAGCACTACAACGTGCTATCTCTCGTGCCAAAGCCGATTTCCCTACCGCTGGCACAGGCATTGAAGCATTGGCTAAAGACTTCATGCGTAGTCAAGACCAAGACTCGAAGAGCTTTGATCAACTTCGCCAAGCAGAACGCAAGCAAGATCAAATGCTAAGTCAAATTTCCAAAATTGACCAAGAGCAAGAGCAAGAGATTCAAAGTCTTGAACAACAAAATTCCACCCTAGCAAGTCGCTTGCAACAACTGCAATCAGTCAACAGCGAGTTAGAAAAGAAACTTGCCTCTATGTCAGGTCGCAAGGCAGAGAAAAAATCCAAAACAGATTCTGCACCCGCACCTGTTGCTACAACTACTGCTGCTGAACCTGCAAAGAAAGTCAAGGCAAAGTCCAAGAACAAACCTGCGTTGCAGAAGTCTGCTATGAAGTCTACTGCTGCACAATTAGCAGCACCCAAAGCAGATCCCATGGCAGCAATGTCTCAGCGTATTCAACAAGGTGATTCATCTGTTATTAACAAAGTCACAGGACAAAAATCTCTAGCATTTGAACCAAGCGATAATGTGTTAGAACCGACTATTACACAGCGTGAGGTAAATCCAAAATTTGCTGCTGCAAAAGCAAATGCGTCAGACGTCGATCCAAGGTACTATGCTGATATAGCAAAGAAAGTTGCCGGTAGCCCAGAGCAGTTTAAGGCAGCAATGAGCGGTGTAAGAGAAAACGACGAGGAAGAAGTTGATTACAGCGATAAGTATCAAGACATGGTTGCTCGTGTAGGTCAAAAAGCCCGTGAGCAAGAAAAGAAAAAACCAGTTGACATTGCCGATTTGGCTCGCAGACTTGCTGCCATTGATGCCAGCAAGAAAGACAAATGATACTCAACGAACTTTACGCAATCGCAGAGTCCAGTGGTTACAGCCTAGCAGGCAGTTTCACTCACGACTTGACTAAAAGTAAAGTTTGGCTCATACAAGAGTTGGCTCAAATCAAACCTTCAATCTCGACACTGTATATCCTGGGTTCATGGTATGGCAATCTAGCACTTTACATGACCTTGGATCCTACTGTGCGAGTCAAAAAGTTCATCAATGTAGAAACCGATCAGGGCATGCTAGATCAAAGTCGCCGCATGATGGATCACATCGGTGCCCACAACGTTGAATACATGTACAAGAACGCCAACGACTTAGACTATCGACAGCTGGGCATGGATGGTGCTGTGGTCAACACCAGCTTAACAGACATGGATGGAACGGATTGGTTTCGACATATTCCTGATGGGACACTGGTTGCAATGCAAGCACGTGATCACGATCCTGGATACCAATTTCACAGCACCCGGGATATACTCAAAAAGTTTCCGTTGGATCAAGTATTGTATCAAGGGAGTCTCAAACTGCAAGACCCCGAAACCCATTACACTCGTTTTATGGTAATAGGACGAAAATGAACACCCTTAGGACCGTAACTTAGTTACGAGGGTAGGCGGCTGCTGCCTGGAAATTGAACGATTCGCTACCTAGTAGATTCCCAAAGTGAGCAACTAATATTTGACTTCTCCTGGAACCTAGTATATACTAACGTTTTAGGAGATTTCTTTATGTCAAACAAAACATTCAACGGTGATCAAAAGATCAAACTCACCCAAATCATCAATGAGGGCATGCAAGTAATGCACGAAATCGATACACTACAAGGCGGCCTCAATGACACTATCAAAGCAGTGGCAGAAGAACTGGAAGTCAAACCTGCTATCCTTAAAAAGGCGATCAAGTTAGCACACAAAGCAGAGTTCGGTAAGGAAAAGCAAGACCACGAAACTCTGGAAACAATTTTGGAAACTGTCGGTAAAACTCTCTAAGGAAAAGCAATGGCATTAGTCCCAATGGTGCTGGAACAAACCAGCAAAGGTGAGCGTAGTTACGATATCTATAGTCGCTTGATGCGTGATCGTGTTATTTTGCTAGAAGGCGAAGTGCATGATCAAATGGCCAACTTGATTGTTGCCCAATTACTGTACCTTGAAAGCGAAAATCCAGAACAAGATATCTACATGTATATCAATTCGCCAGGTGGTTCTGTAACTGCTGGTATGGCAATTTACGATACCATGCAGTTCATTCGTCCGGATGTGCAGACCATTGTTATGGGGCAGGCATGCAGTATGGGCTCGCTGTTGGCACAAGCAGGTGCACCGGGCAAGCGTAAGATGTTGCCTAATGCACGTCACATGATCCATCAACCATCAGGTGGCGCACGTGGTATGCAAAGCGATATCGAAATCTCTTACAAAGAAATCACTTACTTGAAAAAGCGTCTAACAGAGATTTATGTTCAGCACAACTCCCGGGGCAAGACCTATGAAGAGTTCGAAAAGGACATGGATCGAGACACATTCATGTCAGCAGAGCAAGCATTAAATTACGGCTTGATTGATCAAGTGATAACTAAACGTGAACAATGATTGCACCGCTTAGGTTGAATAGGACATAATGCTAGCATACAGATACAACAATTTAGTTTACATACCGTTTACAAAGCATGCTAGCACCAGCTATACTGAGCTCTTTGAAAATAAGTTAAAGTGGGAACGTACACCCTTTGATTTGATTAACTGGGAAACCGATCATGTATTTGCACATTTATTGCACCCGTACACTAGACATTTAAAAGGAATCACTGAATGTATAGCAAAATACGAGTTGCATGATTTAGTAGACAATCATAAGTTTCTTACATTGCTAGGAACCGCAGTATTTGATCTTCATTCTTATCCAATAAGTTATTCACTAGGAGAATACAGATACAAAATAGATTGGTTGCCACTAGATAATCACAAAGTATCAGGTAATCAACTTATTATAAAACTGCTAGAAAGCTATGGTATTAACATTCTCGAAAGTGACATTCCTAGATTAAATGTTAAAGACAAGGCTGATAGTAAGTTACTTGCAAAAATTAGTGAGATTCGTGATAGCCAAGATCTCACCGGAACGTTGACATATTTCTACGAACAAGATGTTATGTTACACGGACTTGTTAGTCAGTCGTTGAAATTCCACGAAATTGAAAATCTCACTTGGGATCAATGCAGCTGGCTAACAAATTACAAAGATGTATTGGCATATAGGGCTATGCCAAATATCAATGAATCGTCCACATAACGGACATGAAGAGTATTTGTCAGCTATAAATGACATAGGAGAAAATATGAGTAATAAAAATTGGTTTGAAAAGACCCAGGGCAAGGGTCAATGAGTTACGTAGACAGTCTTTTTGATCGAGAACACGATCGCATTCATGTTGTGGAACGTGTAGATGGCAAGCGCATCTACAAAGAGTTTCCAGCAAACTATGTTTTTTACTATGATGATCCACGAGGGAAGTTCCAGTCGATTTACGGTACGCCGGTCTCACGCTTCAGTAGCCGCAACAATAAAGAATTCCGCAAGGAAATTCGCATTCAAAGCGGTAAGCAACTTTATGAAAGCGACATCAATCCCATCTTTAGATGTCTTGAAGACAATTACAAGGGTGCAGACGCTCCCAAGCTACACACAGCGTTTTTCGACATTGAGGTCGACTTTGATCCTGAAAAGGGTTATAGTCGACCCGAAGATCCGTTTAACAAAATCACTGCTATTTCAGTTTACTTAGACTGGTTAGAGCAAATGGTCACCTTGGCCATTCCTCCCAAACACATGAGCATGGAAACTGCTCAAGAAATTGCCGCAGAGTTTGAAAACTGCTTGTTGTTCGAACGCGAAGAGGACATGCTGAAAACATTCTTGGATCTAATCGATGATGCCGATGCACTGTCAGGTTGGAACTCAGAAGGTTTCGATATTCCTTATACTGTTATGCGTATCACTCGTGTGTTGAGCAAAGACGACACACGCAGATTCTGTTTGTGGGGACAACTGCCCAAGCAACGTATGTTTGAACGCTTTGGTGCAGAGCAACTGACATTTGACTTAGTGGGTCGTGTGCATATGGACTATATGCAACTGTATCGCAAATACACATACGAAGAGCGTCACTCATACAGCTTGGATGCCATTGGCGAATATGAACTGGACGAGCGCAAGGTTGCGTTTGAAGGTACGTTAGATCAACTATACAATCAAAACTTCAAAACGTTTATTGACTACAACCGACAAGATACAATGTTGTTGGCACGCCTGGACAAGAAACTAAAGTTCTTGGACTTGGCAAATACACTTGCACATGAAAACACAGTGCTGCTCCAAACCACAATGGGCGCTGTTGCTGTGACTGAGCAAGCTATTATCAACGAAGCCCACGAACGTGGCATGGTAGTTCCTAACCGTAAAGAAAGACTCACTGATGAAGACACACAAGCCGCAGGTGCCTATGTTGCTTATCCCAAAAAAGGAATCCACGAATACATCGGGTCCATTGACATTAACTCGCTCTACCCGTCAACGATCCGTGCTCTTAACATGGGCCCCGAAACAATTGTTGGACAACTCAGACCCACAATGACCAACAGGCTCATCAAAGAGCGCATGGAATTGCAAAAGATGAGCTTTGCCGCAGCCTGGGAAGGTTTGTTTGCTACATTAGAGTATACTGCTGTAATGGAGCAACAACGTGGCACAGAAATCACTATTGAGTGGGAAGGCGGGGAAGAAACAGTTCACTCGGCTGCAGAAGTTTGGCACATGGTGTTCGATTCAAATCAACCTTGGGGGTTGAGTGCTAATGGCACAATCTTTACATACGAACGTGAAGGTGTTATTCCTGGTTTGTTGAAACGTTGGTATGCCGAACGTAAAGAGATGCAGGCCAAACTCAAGCAATGCGAGACCAAAGAAGATGAAGAATACTGGGACAAACGACAACTGGTTAAGAAAATTAACCTTAACTCACTTTATGGCGCCATCCTTAACCCGGGCTGTAGATTCTTTGACAAGCGTATTGGCCAATCAACCACTCTTACTGGGCGCAGTATCGCGAAGCACATGGATGCGTATGTCAACGAATGCATTACCGGCAAATATGATCATGTTGGTGACACGATCATCTACGGTGATACCGATTCGTGCTATTTCTCGGCCTGGCCAGTTCTCCAAAAGGAAGTGGAAGAAGGGCGCATGGCGTGGAGTAAAGAAATTGCCATCCAGCTATATGACTCAATTGCAGAACAAGTTAACCTTAGTTTTCCAGGCTTTATGGAGCAGGCCTTCCATTGTCCAAGAGAAATGGGCGCAGTGATCAAAGGCGGTCGTGAAGTAGTAGCAAGCAAAGGCTTGTTCATTACCAAGAAGCGTTATGCTGTAATGATCATCGACAAGGAAGGCAAGCGTGTTGACACAGACGGCAAGCCAGGTAAAGTAAAAGCCATGGGCTTGGACTTAAAGCGTTCAGATACTCCCAAAGTTATTCAAGACTTCTTGAGCGACCTGTTACACGATGTACTAACTGATGTAACCCGCGACGAAGTTGTAGAAAAGATTCGAAACTTTAAGTATCAATTCAAAGAACGTCCAGGTTGGGAAAAAGGTAGCCCCAAGCGTGTCAACAACTTAACCAAGTACGGCGCAGAAGAAAAACGACTAGGCAAAGCCAATATGCCCGGACATGTTCGTGCTGCTCTAAACTGGAATACTCTGCGTCGAATGAATTCTGACAACTATTCGATGCAGGTAGTAGATGGTATGAAAACCATTGTTTGCAAACTCAAAGACAACCCACTGGGATGGACTTCAATTGGTTATCCCACAGACGAAATGCATTTGCCGCAATGGTTCAAAGAACTACCGTTTGATGACTCTGCAATGGAAGCCACTGTTATCGACGGCAAAGTTGACAACCTGTTAGGCGTGCTAGATTGGGATCTAGCAGGTGCTACTAACACAGAAAATACCTTTACTTCATTATTTGACTTTTCATGAAACTCAGCGAACTTGTTGCTTACCGTAATCAATTAAACAGGCTGCATTTTGACGAAGCCAAGAACAAGACTGATATTGACTTGTCTAGTATCAAGCACTTGGTTAGCAGCAAAGAGTTTGACCCTAACAACATTTGTCAGCAGATGCAACTCAAACACGATGCTATACATCAATGTTTCGACGATTTTACTAAACTGATAGATCAAGCCAAGGCAGAAGCACAAGCAGAAATTGATATCAAGGAACAGTATTGGCTAACCGAAACTCACAGGCTCTATAGTCAGGAAATGGTTAATGATACTATTGAACATATTCTCAACCGTCGAGCCAAGTTAACAGACGAACACGATAATATCATTCGCACCAGGATTAAAAACTTCAGTAATAGTTTGCACCCAGCAATGATTATCCGCCCGGGTCTAGAAACATATATTCAACACATGGTTAGTTTTGATCCTTTGTACCTTATTGATCAAAGTAACGATATGCTGTTTCCGTGTACCCTAGAGTTTCCCGAGCAGTATCAACGACGCTTGCGACCGGTAATTGTTAATGAACGAGATCTGGATATTCCTATTCTGCAAAGGTTACCGGACAATCAGTTTGCTATGTGTTTGGCCTATAACTTTTTTGAGTTTAAGCCAATGGCAGTAATCGAACGTTGGTTAGAAGAAGTATTTGCCAAACTCAAACCCGGTGGTCGAATAATGATGACATTCAATGACTGCGATAACGAAAAGGCTGTAAGACTAGCAGAAAATTATTATGCTTGCTATACACCGGGTCGATTAGTAAAAGCCGCAGCACAACGCATTGGATACGAAATTTACTTTATCTGGAACGACAATGTTCCTACCACTTGGTTAGAACTCGAAAAACCAGGAACATTAACAACTCTACGTGGTGGACAAGCATTAGCTAAGGTTGTCCATTTACCACCAAAAAATTAACTTACCCACTTGAAAAATCTAAATAGATCTGTTACAATATCACATAGGAGAAAATATGAGAGATCATCTACTTGACTTAGTAAGTCACACATACGACCTAGGCTGCATTGACCTAGTAAAAATTGTCGGCGACGATAGTACTACTGCTATTTCTGGACTTGCAGAAGACCGTAGTGTTGTAATCGAAGGACAATTTGCTGGACCAGTTGCTGAGTTAATCGGTACTGTGGGCATGCCTAACTTGAGCAAACTCAAAGTGTTATTGAACTTGCAAGAATACAAGGACAATGCCAAGCTGTCTATTGCTAGAAAAGCCGACGGTTCCCCAGAGTCTATCAACTTTGAAAACGCAACAGGCGACTTTAAGAATAGCTATCGTCTAATGAGCGAATCTGTTATCAATGGCAAGTTGCAAACTGTTAAATTTAAAGGTGTTAACTGGCACATTGAATTTGAACCTAGTGCTGCTGCAATCATGAGATTGAAGATGCAAGCACAGGCCAACGCAGAAGAAACTGTGTTCCAGGCAAAAACAGAAAACGGTGACCTGAAGTTTATGTTCGGTGATCATTCTACTCACTCTGGCAACTTTGTGTTTGAAACCGGCGTCAAAGGTCAACTCAAACGTGCTTGGTCGTGGCCTATTAGTACTGTTATTTCTATCCTAGGACTAACAGGTGACAAAATTATGAAGATTAGTGACGACGGTGCAGCAATGATCACAGTTAATTCTGGTATTGCTACATATAACTTTATTCTTCCAGCACAAAGCAAATAATGAGTCTACTTCCCCGGCTACAAGATTTTGATCACGGCGGGTTTTGGCATCCGGCTACCGATGATCATTTAAGTTTTTACTGCATGATTCCAAAAAATGCCAGTAGCTGGGTGAGTCATGTTCTTAGCCACAATGGCTGGACACAAGGTCAGTTGGAACATTGCCCTAACCAGCATATCAATGAATTGATTGTGGTTTTGCGAGACCCAGTGGAGCGTTGGATTGCAGGTATCGCTCAGTATTTTAGTAGTTATATTCTGTATAGTCATTGGTTTGATCGAACAAAATGGGACCAGGGATATCACGGCAATTATATCCCCGGCAAACTCAACTACGAAGGTCCTGTATTAACCGGCGAAGAGTTTATTAAGAACTACAACGAGTTTACAGAGAGATTGTTGTTTGACCAGGTTGCGTTTGATGACCACACCCAAGATCAATCCTGGTTCGTTAACCACTTTCAAAGTGATTCATATACTTGGTTTTATTTAGATGATTCGTTTGAATCAACTTTTCTCTATAATTTTAGAGACATGAACTTGACTCTCCCGGACCAACCCGATCGCAATCTCGGTGCAGATAACCAACAGGTTAAAATTATTTGCGAATTTTTAAAAGAACGTATACAAAAATATCCTTACCTAAGAAACGCATTAGAGCGTTACTATCGTCAGGATTACAAAATGATCGAACAAGCTGATTTTAAATATTTTCAGCCAAGGAACTAACGTGGAAACACAAGATAACTTAACAGCCAAACAGAATGACTATGCAGTTTTTCTCCCAGCCATTTCTGGGTTTTATGCCACATTCATAGGCAAGCAAAGGAATGAACAGTATGTCGATCCAGCAAGATTTCCTCAGGGTATCACAGATATGGAACAGCTTAACTGGCTCAACTCCACCAAAGCGTTATTCCCCTATCGTTGGAGCTTATATTCAGGTGGACATGCTAACTTGGATCTTTCAAAACAAGATTGGTCCGAGGACATGGTCCGCAACCGCGAGCCTGGCACGTTTATCCTGGGAGATTCGGGCGGGTTCCAAATTGCTAAAGGACTTTGGGAAGGCGACTGGAGGGCTAACTCTGGTTGCCCTAAGGCTCAGAAAAAGAGAGAACTTATATTGGGGTGGTTAGATAATGTTGCTGATTACGGCATGATCTTGGATATTCCAACTTGGGTTATCCACGACAAAAAGGCATCAGCAGCATGTCAAATTACCACGCTACAAGAAGCAGTTGACGCAACCAAGTTCAACAACGATTACTTCATGAAACATCGTAAAGGTGTTAAGAATGGCGGCGCTCGTTTCTTGAACGTGCTTCAAGGCGACAATCACACATCAGCTGATGCATGGTACGAAACCATGAAAGAGTATTGTGATCCTGTGAAGTATCCAGATACACACTTTGACGGTTGGTCCATGGGAGGACAAAACATGTGTGATGTTCACTTGGTGCTAAAGCGTCTGGTGGCATTACGTTATGATAACTTGTTGCAAGAAGGCAAACACGATTGGATGCACTTCTTGGGCACAAGTAAATTAGAGTGGGCAGTATTGCTCACTGTTATTCAACGAGCTGTGAGAAAATATGTTAACCCTGCTTTTACTATTAGTTTTGATTGTGCCAGTCCGTTTTTGGCGACTGCGAATGGGCAGGTCTACTTCGAAAATGTCTTTCCAAACGACGACAAATGGTCATACAGAATGGCGCCATCAGCAGACGACAAAAAGTACGCAACAGACACCCGACCCTGGGCACAAGGTGTAGTTACAGACGGCATCTACCCACGCTGGCAAGATAGTCCAATTAGTTCAATGTTAACTATGAAGGATATTTGTATCTACAAGCCTGGCGATCTAAACAAGATCGGCAAAGAAGGCAAAACTTCGTGGGATAGTTTTAGTTACGCACTACTAATGGGTCATAATGTATGGATGCATTTGACTGCGGTGCAAGAAGCCAACCGACGTTTTGATGCAGGTGAACATCCTGCTATGATGCGCAGAGACGGCGGCAATTATGAATACTTCGAAGACATTGTAGAAGAAATCTTTGCAGCACCAGATCGAGCATCAGCTGAAGCTATTATCGAAAGCTATAGTTCATATTGGATGCAAATTGTTGGTACTCGTGGATTCAAGGGCAAGAAAACTCTAAATGCCCGGACTCAATTTAACGCTTTGTTTGATTTTGAAGAACCTGAGGTTGCAGACACCCAGGATGATAGTATACAATTAGACACATCAGCATTGGATAATCTCGAAAATGAACAGACCTGAACACGATAACACCAACTTCTTTACCGGCATTGAGGTAGAGCATACTCCGGCGCACGGCATGGAAACTTTGTTTGTAATCGGTGTGCAACCGTTCAGTGAGATTACTCCAAGGCTCAAAAAGCCAGGGCAGCATATCTACTTCGGTGCTAACATGAGCTTTCCTAATCTAAAAGTCAACGACGGTGCAGAATGGGCCAAGTGGGAGATAATGATTTATCACTACTTAGACATGGGTTACTGGTGTACATTAGACATTGATATCTCGTGTGTAGAAGGCTTGTTAGAGTCAGGCCTGTGCGAGCATCATCAGTTTATTCCAATGATCTCTGCCAAGCTGCCATACATCAATCAACTTGGTTACAATGCCACACTCAAGCTCGACGATAAAGACTTCAAGGCAACTAATCCCGGCGTATGGTGTCACAGCATTCATACATTACAAAATCGAGATCAGTTTACTGACTGGTCTAAATACACCAAGGATACACCACTATGATCAAATGGTTGAAACGAAAAGTTCTACATTGGGCTTGGTCAATTGACGAAGATCCAATTGAAGTAGGACGAGACGGTCGTGTGTTAGAAACAAACTCCATTCGTATCGACATATACAAAGGCTCAGGTGGACTTGCAGTCGAAACTGTTACTTACAACAAAACCAAAGACATGAGCTTTGTTGGATTTTATATTGTTCACGACGATGACAAACTCGGGGACGAACTCAGCAAAATTATCACAGCAGAAAGCATGAAAGCACTATGATCCAAGAACAAAGACAACAAATTGAAAGAATTAAACAACATGCAGAACGAAAGATCTGGGTTACATTCCGTAAGGAAGGTATTCACAAGTATCCAGCAGCAGCAACTGATCCACTACTGGCAACAGGCGACGAGTATGATGTATCGTTTCTCGGCGTTCCTCATCGTCATATTTTTCACTTCCGTGTTTGGATTGATGTGTTTCACAATGATCGAGATATTGAATTCATCCAATTTAAACGCTGGCTTGAAAATCTCTACCGAGACAGTATTCTTGAACTGGACTACAAGTCCTGCGAAATGATGAGCGACGACTTGTATCTAAAGATTGCCGAGCGTTATCCCAATCGTGCTGTATGGATCGAAGTTGCCGAGGATGGCGAAAACGGCGCACTGATCAAATACGAACTTTCTCAACCCTTGCACAATATTAAAGTTTAATGAGTGTAGTTATTATTGCCTATCCGCCCAGTGGCGGAGGTAATCATCTTAAAAATATCCTATGCCTGGATTCGAGCTTTGCTAATAGTTCCGATCTTGACGTCAAAAAGTACACTAGCGGCGAAAGAGAAGTTCACTCTACTACTGGTCGTAATATGAATCTAGACCGTGTAGTAGCTGCCGAAACTGTCCAGCAAGATTACATCTTGCATGGGCATTTTGGAGAATTGGCTCCATGGCGTGATCGTATCAATGCAATCAATAATAAGAAATGGGTACTACTTAATTTCGATACCAAACGAGATCGATATCTATTAAACACGCGGCAACATCGATTAGGACAATTCTCACATGAGTACTATCTCAACGAAGAACAACCTTACCTATATCAATCCGAGTTTTACCAATCTTACTTTACAGGCAGTGCCGAAAACATTTATACTATGGCATTAAATGATTTTTGGAACCCTGACTTTAATCAATCACAAATTATTCAACAGCTCAATGTTTTTCTAAATAAAAACATAGACCAAGCGCAAGCACAAGTTTTACATAGCCAATGGCACATCAACAATGACATTACTTACTACTGAAAGGAAAAACAATGTCTAAACCCGTAATCAAACACAATCCTAAAGTTCAACAAATCCTCGAGGATTTGGATCGATTCCGCGAGTTTGTAGCCGAATATGGCTACAGATTCAACGAAGCTGACTTGTATAACTTCAAGAGTTATGCATGGCAGCAATACTCCAAATACACATCCGGCAAGTATGCCAAGAACATGTGGGAAGAAGATGCCCGCAGACTCGGACGCTTGATCTAACATGGGGTCGCGCGAAAAGGACCAGGCAGACTTTGACCTGGAACGCTTTATCGACATGTTCGATACTGCAATGACCAGTGACGATCCTCGCGTAGTGGAAACTCTACGCAAGCTCATGATGATCGTTGCGTTAACTCAACCAGAATCCGGGAACCACAGGCATGATCGCCAGCATGGTCCACTTCGAAGAATGTTTGAGGACATGCATCACATAAACCGTCGTATGCACGATATGGAAGATGCTTTTAGAAGCGTTCAACGAGAGCGCGAACAATATCGTAGTTGGAAAGACGTGTATAGCGCAGATGATTACGATTACCGCAAGTATTCAATGACTGCTGCTGCACAAATGGCCAAAGATATTGATGCCGAAGTTCTGAAAAGTGCTATTCACAACATTAACAGCGGCAGCGTTTGGCCAAAAGGAAAACTATAATGAGAAAACTATTTTACATGGGTTTGGAAAGTTACGAAGCCCGTTACACACTACAACTAACAGAGTGGAATCGACGTGTGTTTAATCGCCGTGGTTTAGATGTTGTTTACGTCCCAGGCGAAACATTAGACAACTCCAAGAGCATTGTAGTTGGACAGGTTTTAGATGCACACGGACGCAGTTACTTCTCTATGAGCCAGTTAATGAATCTTGTGAAGATGATGCGCGAAGGAGAAGTTACAAATGAAGATGTGGTCTACTTTGAAGACATGTTTCAGCCAGGCATTGAATCATTGCCATACATCATGGACCAAATCCCAGAGAGCTCGCGCCCAAGGGTGTTTGTTCGTTGTCTTGCTCAGTCTATTGATCCAGACGATTTTGTTCATGTATGGAACATGAACAAATGGATGGGATTGTATGAACAAATGGTTAATGAACTGGTTAAAACATCTGGTGGTGCAGTTCTTGCTACCAACGAAGAAATGGTTGCCCACATGCGAATCGCAGGTTGGACCGCTCCGATCTACAATATATCTGGCCTTGCATTTGGCAAAGAGGAAGTTCTTGAGCGTGTTGGAGGTAGAGCAAACATTAAACCGTTTAACCAAAGAACAGCCCGAGTGGGTTTTGCCGCAAGGTTTGATCAAGAAAAACAACCAGGTTTCTTCATGGACTTGGCTGAAGAATATCAAGCACGATATCCTGGCACTGAGTTTGCCATCTTCCAGGGTGGACCTTTACGATCTAACAACCACGAATACATTACCAGAGCAAGGGCACTGGAGGCGCAAGGGAAAATCAAGATCTATGAAAATCTAAGTAAAAATGATTACTATAATCTACTCAATGATACCCGTGTGCTTTTTAATTGTGCTTTACAAGATTGGGTCTCTAACACAGTCTCAGAAGCTGACACCTTGGGAAGCAATGTTTTGTATCCTGCTTATCGCAGTTTTCCTGAAACATTTGCCAACGACCCTGAGCGCCTTTACATTCCTTGGAGCCAGAGTGATGCAATTCGTAAACTAGAAATGTTGATGTCAGGACTACACCCCGATGCTGGTAAGATTAGTGATTGGAATGACGGATGTGTTGACCGCATTGTTGATATTATTACTGGCGACGGTGCTCAATGGGATCGATCGGGCAATCGCTATCGTGACCATCTTGCTGGGGCAAAGTACTAAATGTCAACTGTAATTGTAACAGGTTCGGCTGGATACATTGGTGGGCAGACTGCCCTGTTGTTGAAAGACGCAGGGCATGAAGTCTACGGCATTGACCGCAGAGAACCACCCAAGCACTTGCTAGGTGTTTGTGATAGATTCTTATTCCAAGATTTTGCTAGCGATGTTGCGTTGAGTTGGATCATTGGTAAACAACCCGATGCTATCATCCATTGTGCTGGCACTAGCCTTGTTGGCCCGTCAGTAAAAGATCCAAGCGAATACTATAACAACAATGTGGCCAAGACACTGAAGTTGCTGGACATTGTTCGTAAGAGCTTACCAAAGTGCAGAGTTATCTTTAGCTCAAGTGCTGCTACTTACGGCGAACCTGTTATGTTGCCAATCAGTGAAGTTGATCCTGCTGATCCTGTTAGTCCCTACGGTCAGAGCAAACTAATGATTGACATGATGTTGGAATCATATCATCGTGCGTATGGACTTGACTATGTGAGTTTTCGCTACTTTAATGCCTGTGGTGCTGATCCACAAGGCAGACATGGGCAAGAGCCAGGTGCTACACACATTATTGCTAGAGTGTTAGAAAGCATTAGGGATAACAATGAATTTACTTTATATGGCAACAATTATCCTACTGCTGATGGCACCTGCGTTCGTGATTATGTCCACGTTGAGGACATTGCGAGAGCACACGCCTTGGCGATCTATCACAAGATTCCTGCAGGTGTCTATAACCTTGGATCAAGTCAAGGCACAAGCAATCGAGAGATAATTTCTGCTGCTGAACGCATTACCGGCAAAAAACTAAACATTGCAGTAGGTCAACAACGTGCCGGAGATCCGCCTGTGCTCACAGCCAGCGCAGACAAGTTTAATCTTGTTGCCGGCGCCTGGCAGCATCACAACTTAGATGCAATGATTCAACATGCTTGGACATGGTATAACCGATGACATTTGACGATATCAAACGATTTGAAACAGCATTAGCAGAATACACTGGTGCGCCGTATGCAATCATGACCGATTGTTGCACACATGCACTCGAATTGTGTTTTAGATATGATAAGGTTGAATTCTGTGCATTTACACCGTTTACATATTTGAGCATCCCGATGCTGATGCATAAACTCAAGATTCAGTTTTACTACGAGGTTGGAACACCTGCACACTGGGTAGGTGAATACAAATTCAGAAAAACTCGAATTTGGGATTCAGCAAGAAGACTTGAGAAGAATATGTATCGCCCTGGGCAGATGCAATGTTTGAGTTTTGGGCATACAAAGCCTTTACATATAGGACGTGGTGGTGCTATACTACTAGACGACAAAGAAGCATATGATGCAATAATTCGTATGAGGTATGATGGTCGCGATCTAAATATATCACCGTGGGAAGAGCAAAAAGAGTTTAGAGTTGGATATCACTACAAGCCTACACCAGAAGAAGCAGTTACTGGAATTGCACTGCTGGAAGGTCTCAAAGAGTTTCCAGCAGAACCTAAATTTGTTCAATACCCGGATTTAAGAAAAATCACAATCAAGGAATAATATGACAGACAACAGTTTAAATTTATCACAAGTAATTCGCAAACGCCTCACTGACGCCGACAAGCGATTCTGGGCAGGCGATAACATCAGTGACTTTATCACTGATAAAGAAAAGGACATGTTAGTTGATGAGCTAACAACCAAGTTTGAAGGTGTCCTTGACAGTTTAATTATTGATCGACACAATGACCCAAATTCGCAAGGAACGGCCCGACGTCTGGCTAAGATGTATGTCTATGAAATTATGGCTGGCCGATACGAGGAGAGCCCTAATGCTACAGCTTTCCCCAATGATACGGAAGGGAAATACGAAGGCATGTTGGTGGTGCGTAGTGAGCTTAAGAGCATGTGTTCGCATCATCACCAGCCTGTTACGGGTGTGGCTTATATTGGAATTATTGCTGGCCCCAAACTTATCGGCTTATCCAAATATACACGTATCGCTCAGTGGTGTGCAAGACGAGGTACACTACAAGAGGAACTCTGTATGGACATCGCTCGTGAGATTAAATTTGCAACCGGGTCAAACGATGTTGCAGTTTATATCCAAGCTACCCACGGATGTTGTGAGAATCGTGGTATTATGGCTCACAGTAGTCTCACACAGACCACAGTACTTGAAGGAGCTTTTAAGACCGATGCGTCGGTAAAGAAAGAGTTCTTTGATAACATCAAGTTGCAACAAGAGTTTGCTCCGCGCTAACTAATCTCAACAACAAGTAAGCACGGTTCGTCCGTGCTTTTTATTTTACATCTATACAGCCATAAGGTTGGCGGGCCGATTGTAATGCCGCTGGCGAATCCGTTCTGATGTGTGACGGCAACCAAATCCTACCGCTGTAGTAGGACTTCTATGCACTACCTCTAGCTCTGACTAGAGATGCCTTAAAATGTTGCCCCTGCGGGTTTTACGTTTGCATAGTCGGAACAGGTTGAGTGTGGAGTGATCCAACTTATTGTTTAATACGCTCATGAGAACATTGGCACCGAGGTTCTCTTAAAAATCGTAGTAGGTGGGGTAAGGTACAGAGCCCAGAAGCGTAAACAACACAAATACCTATTGTCAGTGTGAGTGATTCACTCAGCGAATGTCTCTCGCATTCTTTTTACTGCACCCGTTATCAGGGTGTCGTATGGATCAAGCATCTAGCGAAAATATCTCAACTTCGTTGTTTTAAAAAAGCTCTGAGTCAAAGACGAAAGAGCAGATGTCATTGACATCTAACAAGTGCATAAAAATTAATACTTTGGGTTAGTTTGACCAAAAAATCACAGAGTGCTATACTATGTGCATGGTTAAAATTGCATCTATTCTGTTATTAACTTTAGTATTAACTGGCTGCGGGGGAGGTGACGGCGGAAGCTCCCCTTTGCAAACATCGGCACTAGCTGTTGCTGCACTTAATGAAGTGTCTCGAACTACTAGCACTAATTTTAACCTAGTTAATACTCTATCCACAGGCGATCTCAATAACGATGGTCTTGACGATATTGTTATCGGTGGATGGGTAAATGATGGGACTCATACCGCACGAATTTATGTGTTCTATCAAAATGCAAACGGTACGTTGTCAGAGAAAACCACAGAAGTATTACCAGTGAATACTTATAGTGGCAGTCAAAAAGTTTTTATCGCTGATTTCGATAGTGACGGTCGCAACGATATTGTTCTACCTGGGTTTGACGATGGCGCTCCTCAGCCTCCTGCTAACACAGTAATCTTCTGGAATAACTCTGGTCAATTTATTCGTCAAGAGCTCAACGATCAAGTTCATGCCCACGGTGCATGCTACAACGACATCGATCATGACGGCGACCTAGACATGCTAGTAGGCGGTGGCGGGGTCTATATCAATCAAGGAAATAGAAATTTTCTAGTCAGAACTGATATTTTAGCAAACAATTTTTTCAGCACTTGCAGTATAGTCCATAATCAGAATAATACTATTTCGATACTGTTGGGCACTAATAATCAAGTACCTGGATTCTCATCGTCAATATTGACATTGGACAATAATTTCAACATAGTATCTCAAGTGGGCATAGCTCTTCCAGATCCTGCTACTGTTGATCTGATCAACAGTCGTGCTATAGATATTAACAATGATGGTCACACTGATTTTGTTGCGGTGTTTAATGCGTTAGCATCGAGTGCCCCAGGTGTTAAACAAGTTTTGCTAAATGACGGTGCTGGCAATTTTACGGCACAAGCACCATTTGATGTTGTTAATAACAATTCCTATTACTCACACACTCTGTTTACCGCAGGCCATACAACAATGGCGTTTGGTTCCGGAAACGGAGATACAGTAATATATCAAATTATTAACGGAGTGTTAACATTGTATAAACAATCTGTACTAGATGAAATGGCACATATTCTTGGAACCACGCAAGGAAATTGGAATACCGGCGACGGCACAATTTATCAAAATACTGTTAACGGACGAGTGTATGTGCTACAATATATCAAAGGAAAATATTACACAAAAGAACTATGACTGATTTAGAACAAGCACAAAAAGATGGTATTGCGCCCTGGGACTTGATAGTACCTGAGCTAAGTGATTTTCATGTTTCGGTATTCCGAGATCGGTTCCCGGTCACACGAGGTCATTTGCTGTTTGTACCTAAACATAATACACTAGATATTATTCAACAAGCATTTTATTCTGCAACTTTGCACGGTAATCTTCTGGTCAAAACAGGAGAGTGTGATGCTTACAATGTAGGTATTAATATGGGTTCAGCTGCTGGACAAACTGTAATGTATCCACACGTTCATCTGATTCCACGCCGCCTGGGCGATTCTGCTAACCCTACTGGAGGAGTTCGAGGGGTGATTCATGGACAAGCAGACTACAAAAGCGGCGGATACCAATTACCAAAATGATTGTTATATCAAACAATACCAGGGAAATTCAGTTACCCTATCAAGAAGGCCTACTAGAATGGTTACAGGAACGTTATCCTGCTTCTAAATATCATCTAGTAGAACTAGCATAAGTATTTCTCTAAGCGGCCTTTAGAGCATCATCCCGCTATACAAATTCTGCTGCCTATGCTAAAATTAACATAGGAGAATAAGCATGTCAACATTCGATCGTACACCTGTACAATACAAATATACAAGCACAAAAGAATATCACAACGCCTTCCCGGTTGCATACCGCCAGTGGCGTGCCGATAGTCACTGTAACCTAATTCACGGTTACGCATTTTCAATGAAGTTTTACTTTGGAACCAATGATCTAGATGTTCGTAACTGGGCAGCTGACTACGGCGGACTTAAAGAACTTAAAAAGACACTAGAAGATCAATTTGATCATACGCTGATTGTAGCTCAAGATGATCCGGAAATGGAAACATTCAAAATGCTACAAGAAAAGAACATGGCCAAGATTGTTGTGTTACCTGCACTAGGATGCGAAGCACTCTCTGACATGCTGTACAAGTATGTGAATGGCGTTTACATTCCCGAAATGTGGGGCCCAGGTGAAGCAGAACGTTTGTGGTGCTATCGTGTTGAAGTTCGCGAAACACAAAGCAACATGGCATTCCGTGAAGGACACCGTGAATGGAACGAAGACTTGTTTAATTAAAAATTACAACATCCTAACATGCCCTGTTTTTTACAGGGCATTTTGTTTTCTACATATATAATGATATGAAATACAGCATTGCAATTTTATTACCGACACGAGGTCGTACAGACACACTTGATCGCAGCATCATGAGCTTGATTAACAGAGCCATTGATATTGACAAAATTCAACTTTTGTTGGGTTTTGACGAAGATGACACAAGTAGCATTGAATACTTTCAGGAGCATATTGAACCCAAGCTCATTGATAAAAAAATCGACTACGAAGCTCAAGTATTTGAGCCCATGGGGTATGGTCGTTTAAATGAATACGTGAATGCCTTGGGTCAAGCATCTGATGCAGACTGGTTGTTTTTCTGGAACGATGATGCATTAATGGACACAGCTGGTTGGGATAGACAAATTTCTAAACACACTGGTGAGTTTAAGTGCCTGTCAGTTTACACGCATAAAGAACATCCCTACTCGATATTTCCGATCGTTCCACGAGAGTGGATGGATCACTTGGGTTATCTAAGTCCTCATTCATTAAACGATGCTTGGCTAAGTCAACAAGCATATCTACTAGATATTTTTGAACGTGTTCCTGTTTGGGTTACGCACGATCGTAACGATTTAACTGGCAACAACAACGACGAGACTTATAAAAATCGTATCATGTATGAAGGAAATCCCAACGACCCAAGGGATTTTCATCATCCTTCGTGGCACCTGCGTAGAATGTATGATGCTGACAAGCTGTCAGAATATATGAAGGCAAAAGGACTTGATACTTCATGGTGGGAAAATGTCAAGTCAGGAACTCAAAACCCCTGGGTTAAACTGCAACAAAATGATACCAATGGTCAATGCAAGCAGTTTCAAATCAATTTAAAATAACATGAGCACTGACTCTAAGAAAATAGTTTATGTCACTGGATGCCTGGGATTTATGGGTGTTCATGTAACTAGAGAATTACTGGCACGTGGTTGGTATGTCATTGGGGTAGATAAATGCACTTATGCCAGCAACGAAAACTTCCTAGAACAATTCCAGAAATACAAAACATTTAAGTTTATCAAAAGTGATATCAACGACTTAGATAGACTATATGATTGTGATTACGTTATTAACATGGCCGCAGAAACACATGTTGATAATTCAATCATGAGCAGTGGAGTGTTTTTGCACAGTAATGTCAACGGTGTGCATCATTTGCTTGAACTAATCAAAGAGCAGCCGCGCCACAAACAACCAGTGTTCTTGCATTTCTCAACCGACGAAGTGTATGGTGACATTGAAGTTGGGGCTCACAAAGAAACAGACTTGCTCAAGCCCAGTAATCCTTACTCAGCTAGCAAAGCTGCTGCTGATATGTTGATCACTGCGTGGGCTCGAACATACGGCCTAAAGTATGTTATTGTTCGACCTACAAACAACTACGGTGCTGGGCAATATGTTGAAAAACTCATACCTAAATCAATCAAGTATCTAACACTTGGTAAAAAAATTGATTTGCACGATCGAGGTGAGCCACGCAGAACATGGTTGCATGCCGACGATACGGCTCGGGCTGTTGCAACAATTATCAAATCTGGTGTTACTAACGAAATATACAATATTTCTGGCAATGCAGAAATGCCAAATAGAGAAGTCATTAAAAAGATCTTGACCATTTACAAAGGAGCAGATGCTGCCGAAAATTGGGAAGATTATGTAGCAGATAGCCGTCGTGTCGGACAAGATGTGCGCTATGCAATAGATGATTCAAAACTCAAGGCTTTGGGTTGGCAACCGCAAGCAGTCTTTGACAAAGCACTAGAAGATATCGTAAAATACTATATTGAGAACTTTGTATGGTAAAAAATTATCTGGTATGTGCTGTTAGACCAATCCAAGACGGATGGTTGCATCAAAAAAGAACAGACTTGTATACATTTTATAAGCAAATGTATGAGTTAAGTGTGGCCAGCTTTCGTAAATTTGTAGAAGAGCCGTTTGAAGCAATCTTATGGGAAGAGCCTGTAAAGAACAACGACGAGTATACTGTTGCTAACTGGAATGCAATCAAAGAGCTGTGGAATCGAGAACCTTGTAATATTTTTTGGGCAGGCGCAGACACAATCATGACTCAGCCTACTAAGTTATTCAGCGACCAAGTCAAGGAATATCGACTGTTTAATTACACAGATCCTCGATCTTACAAAGAATTCCCCCATTATTTCAATGACGATATACAATACTATCCTCATACCATGAGCAAAGAGATCTGGGACCTCGGCGAGGAGATGTGGAATCAACGAGAAGGCCATCCTGATCAACATTGGGGATTTGATCAAATACGTCACAATACAATGTTTTGGAAACAAAACATTCCGGAGTCAGATCGTTTGCATCCTTGGTTGGCTTATCAAGCTATGCAATTAAGGACCATGAGTCCAGAAGAAATTGAAGCACACAATCAGTGGAACGGCATTAATCTACGCGATGCTCATATCTTACATTTTCACGCCAGCCGTGGCAGTCAACAAGTTATCAATCTAATGAATTTTATCAGTAAAGAAGTAGGTATTATCTAATGGAACAAATTCTCAAATTAGTGCAAGAGCACATTAAAGAAAAACAAGAGTCAAAAACTTGGACCGCAGGCAAAGACTTTGTAAACTATGCGGGTTCTTATTTTGACGAAAAAGAATTTGTAGCAGCAGTAGAAAGTTTGCTCAAAGGTTGGCTTGTTATGGGCGATGCAGGCTTAAAATTTGAACGTGAGTTTCCCAAATACTTCAACAAAACTAAAGGCATTTTAACTAACTCTGGAAGTTCAAGTAACTTGCTGATGATGTCAGCGTTGACATCCAAGCGTGGTCACAACTTACCTAAAGGCACAAAAGTATTGATGCCCATTGCTGGTTTCCCAACAACACTGAACCCAACACTACAAGTGGGATTTGAACCTGTGTTTGTTGACATTGAACTCGATACACTAAACTTAGACTTAGATCAAGTTGAACAAGCAATCAAAGACAACCCCGACGTTAAAGTTATTACATTTGCTCACGTGCTGGGTAATCCGCCAGACATGGACCGTCTAATGAAAATTGTTCGTGATAACAATTTAATCTTGTTGGAAGATTGTTGCGATGCGCTGGGTTCGACTTATGCAGGTATTCCGTTGGGCAGCTTTGGATTGATGGCTTCGTGCTCATTCTATCCTGCACATCACATGACCATGGGCGAGGGCGGCTATGTTGCTACCAATGATGCCAACACAGATGTTATTTTGCGTAGCTTCCGTGAATGGGGTCGTGGTTGCTATTGTGTTGGCCCAGAAGCCAACAAATTGAAGTGTGGCACATGCGGTAATCGTTTCAGCAACTGGATCCCAACACTGCCAGACGAAGTATTTGACCACAAGTACGTTTACGACGAAATTGGTTACAATATGAAACCAATTGAAGTTCAATGTGCCATGGGTTTGGAGCAGTTAAAGAAGTTACCCGAGATTCACGCATTGCGTCGACGTAACTATCAACTGTTGTTTGACATTTACAAAGAGTATGAAGAATTTTTCCACTTGCCAAGAGCAACACCAAAGTCTGACCCTAGTTGGTTTGCGTTCCCACTTACCATACGCCGGGATGCTCCCTTTACTAGGAATGATATTGTGGATTACCTTGAAGAGAATCTTATCCAGACTCGTCCTTATTTTGCTGGTAACATTATGTTGCAGCCTGCTTATAGTCATTTAATGGACCCACAACAAGCCAAGGACAACTATCCAAATGCAACACATGCAATGACACATACTTACTTCCACGGCACAAGTCCCGTGATCACACCCGAACAAATTGCTTACATCGGCAAAATTGTTCGCGGTTTTTTAAGTCTATACAAATAAGGAGATACCATGAAAGGTAGTCAATACGTAGCAAAATTTTTAAAGGCCATTGGTGCCAACAAGGTATTCCAAGTTCAAGGTGGTGCAATTACATTCTTAGTTGATCAAATTGCACTAGAAGAGGGCATGGAGGTTATCTGCTTCCAACACGAACAAGCCGCTGCAATGGCAGCAGATGCACTGTGGCGCACTAATGGACAGTTAGGCGTGTCAATGGCAACATCAGGTCCTGGTGCATCAAACTTGATCACAGGTATTGCTTGTGGTTATTACGACTCAATTCCTAGCTTGCATATTACTGGGCAAGTTAACTACGAAGAACAGAAGCTATATCGCGGCGCAGCAGTGCGACAAGCAGGTTTCCAACAAATGGATATTGTTAGCATGGTCAAGCCTGTTTGCAAATATGCTGTCAACGTGACCACGCACGACGACATGCGAAAAGAACTAAAGCGTTGCGTAGAAGAAGCATACTCGGGTCGCATGGGTCCTGTGTTGATTGACATTCCTATGAACTTGCAAAACGCTGAGATGGAAGATAGCACAATGTTATTGCCTGATCCTAGCACTTGGTCAGCAGTTGATACTGGTGTAAGCCCAGAACAAGTAGGCAAGATAATTCAACAATTCCTGGGTTCTGCACAACGTCCACTGATTGTGTTTGGAGCCGGTGTTGGACTTGCTGGACAACAAGTTGAACTTGAGCGTTGGTTAAGTTCTAACCGAATTCCTTTTGTTGCTACCTGGGCTGCTCTCAATTACTTTAACCACGAAGCACCTAACTACATTGGTCACTTTGGTGTGTATGGTAATCGTGGCGGTAACAACGCAATTCAAAACGCAGACAAAATACTGGTGTTGGGCTCACGACTAGACAACCGCCAACGTTCGGGCAATCCTGCAAACTTTGCACCCAACGCTAAAATTTTATGTGTAGACTTGGATCCTGCAGAACTAGAAAAACTAGATCCCACGAACTATGTTGGTTTGCATTTTGATTTGCGTAATCTTGCCAAAGCCCTGCGTGGTGTCGAGAAGCCCAAGTTTGATCCCGACTGGAGCAAATACTGTCAAAGTCTAAAAGCCAAATATTTTAACAAAGACACAAGTTCAAACAGCAAGCAATACGATACAATGAGTCCATATCTTGTTGTTGAAAAATTACAACAAGTAGCAGAGCCTAATGCTGTTATCACAACTGACGCAGGAGCTAACCACTGCTGGGTGTATCAAACATTCTATCGCAATCAAGATCAACTGTTAATGACCAGTTCCGGACACTATGCTATGGGATATGCACTGCCTGCATCTATTGGTGCAGCGTTGGTAGCACCAGAGCGGCAACACATTTGTTCCAATGGCGACGGCGGAATTCAAATGAACTTGCAAGAACTACAAACAGTCAAAGAATATGATCTTGATATCAAAGTTGTTGTGTTCAACAATCAGCGACTAGGCATGATTTGTCAGTTCCAAGATGCTTATATGGATGGGCGTCACGCAGCTACAGAAAACGGTCCCGGTCGCCCTAACTTCAAGAAGATTGCGGAAGCATTTGACTTTGATTACAAACTGGTTACATCATTGGACCAGATCACTGCTGAATTACTTGCCCCAGGCCGCAGAATTATTGAAATCAAGATTCACCCAGGCGTGCAAATTGAGCCTAAGTTAGAAAAAGGTCGCCCTATCAATGACCAAAGTCCATTAGTCAGCGACGAAGAATTTGCTGCCGATAACCCGCACTATACCTACGAAAGAATCCGTTGAAAATACTGATCACAGGAGCCGGGGGATTCCTCGGTTCGTATCTTGCCCGTCATCTACCACACAATATCACAGCATTGACACGTCAGCAGCTCGACCTTGCTGACTTAAATGCAGTTAAAAATCACTTTGATAAAAATGTATACGATGTGGTAGTTCATTGTGGCGCAGCTGGTCGCAATACACCGCTGATAGAAGATAATGCAATTCTTTCAAGTAATCTAGCATCGATCATTAATTTAATCACATATCGAAATAACTTTGGACAATTAATTAATATTGGCACCGGTGCTGAATTTGATGTCAGTCGGCCAATCGACAATGCGCACGAAGCTGATATTTTTAACTGTGCCCCAACACAAAGTTATGGGTTGAGTAAAAACTTTATATCTCGATATCTAAGTACCCAGACTGGATGCACTACCTTGCGTCTGTTTGGATGCTTTGATAATTCCGAAGAAGATCGTAGATTACTTAAAAAGTTTCACAGCACAATATCTGCAGGCAATACATTTAGCATTGGCGACAAACCGTTTGACATGATTAGTGCAGTTGACTTTGCAACAATTGTCAACGCTGTAATCGATAGAACTATTACTGATAATAATGTCAACTGTGTGTATAAACAAAAATACCAGCTCAGTGAGATTTTAAAAATTTATTGTGAAACACATAACCTAGATGCGTCTTTGATTCGTGTCACCGGTCAAGGTAACAGTTACACCGGCAACGGAGATACACTAGAAAAATACAAATTACCGTTGCTTGGTTTAGAACAATCGTTGTTACAATACTAAATGTCGGTAAGAACGCAAGGCATTTTGAAAACTAGACTTATCAACTCTGTCGCCCTTGCCAGTCCAGATGTATGATGTTTCTTTCATTTTAAAATCTGTGTAACGTAGGTCCATTGGTTGCAGTTTATTTTCATCCAATAGTTGATCGCATAGTCGTTGGTCTAGTGCCCAGGATAGTCTTGAGTTAATGTATACATCATACAACACTTGCCTTACATGATATCTACCGTTGTCCGTTCCAAGTCCCAAGGCACTGCACAAACTACGAGTTTCTCGTTTAGGTGCAACAGGAACCCAACTGTGTTCAAGATCTTTAAGGAACTGTTCTTTTGGTAAATCTTGCACCATAATGCTGTCGGCGTCTAAGTTAATTACAGGAGTAGAATCAGTGTATATTTCAGTGGTTCGTATATATCTTGCAGCGCACCAATACACAACTCGATCCTGGTGTGACTGGCAATATTCGATTGGAGTTGTTTCTGATGTATAACTACAATCTGCTGTTGACAACCACGATACATCTTCCGCTGTTGGATCAAAAACATGAAAATGAACATGTGCCCAAGGAGCATGCTTCTTTATACTAAAGAACAAATACTTTGTCCATTTGTTAAAGTAAATCGAGTCGGCGGCCAACATGAATCCAGGTTTATCAATACGTTTTGGTAAGTTTAATGGTTGCATAAAGTCTATTTAACCATTATAATAGCATATAAAATATCTTGTCTAAATACACTATGAAACTTAAAATCAGTGAACTCTTTTACTCTGCTCAAGGCGAAGGCCGTTTTGTCGGCGTTCCTTCAGTGTTCTTACGCACATTCGGATGTAATTTTACATGTGCAGGCTTTGGCTGCAAGCCGGGCGAAAAATCAACGGAAGCTGACGAAGTGGCGAAGAATGTCTCTTTGTATAAGAGCTTTACTGAGCTCCCGTTGGTTAATACTGGTTGTGACTCCTACGCCTCATGGCATCCTGCATTTAAAGATCTCAGCCCGACTGTGGAGACAGGGACTCTAGTGGAGCAAATGCTTGCACTTACACCTAATCGTCATTGGATGCAAGACAACGGCAACGATGTGCATTTGGTTATCACTGGTGGCGAGCCATTGTTGGGTTGGCAACGTGCATACGAAGAAATGTTAAGTCATCCAGATATGGCAGATTTAAAGAACATCACGTTTGAAACAAACGGTACACAAAAACTGCAACCCAAATTCAAAGAATACTTAACAGAATGGAATGACTGGAATCGTGACCTTACATTTAGTGTAAGCGCCAAGTTAAGTGCAAGTGGTGAGAAGTGGGAAGAAGCAATTTGTCCTGACATTGTTGCTAGCTATCAAGAAGTTGGCACAACGTATTTGAAGTTTGTTGTTGAAACGGAAGAACACTTTGCAGAGGTTGACCGAGC